ATCCAGTGTTTGGCCGGAGTCGAACCGGATGAAAACCGCGTGTCTTGCGGAAACCGTTCCCCACGGTTTCGTACAGTATATACATAAATAAGGAGAACCAGCTAGGGTCTTGCGTACAGGCACTAGTACCCTGGGTCCGTCATAACGGGCTTGCAACGAACCGACATTTCCTTTATTGTGTGTTGCTGACCCGCACGAACACAGAGCTATCGTCCGGAACGAACCACCTGCTGATTCCGGCCGCCCACGGCGACCGAGTCGATGCCCACAGATGAAGTGAGGTAGCTCAGGGCCCCTGGCAACCCATACTTCAGCGTGCTGTTCACCAGGCCCAGCCCGAACTTGGCCACCTTCTTAAAGGTGTTCAGATACCACGAGCTGTCCACCTGCGAGAGCTTCTTCACGACCCCCTCATAGTCCACTGTGCCCGTGATCTTCGGGGTTATGGTCCACACCGCGCCGGGATATCCCGCCGTGGTGGCGCCGGTGTCTATGATCACCTGCTCGACCACACCCGTCATACTGAGGCGAAATGAATTGGTCCCTCCACCCGCCACAAACACCACACAGAAGTGCGTGGCCGCGAACACCTTCTCCACCAATGGGGAGTTGGCAGCGGCATTGTTTATGGGGGGGATCCAATCACAGTCGCCCGCACCGGGAAACCAGTTGACACCACAGCGGTCCACGGGAGTCCGTTCCACGTTCGGGATGTAACCGGCCACGTTGGCCACGTCGAAGGCGATGCCGCCTCCGCCGTTGCCTGTGGCCAGATGCCTCCAAAGCAAGGACCCCTGAATGACACCACACTGCACAGTGCCTGCTCGGGTGCTCTCAGCCCCGGTGAACATCACCTCGGCACACCCTGCTATGGCCCGGTTGCTGTAATTGGTGTACATCTGGCCCGCGTCCACCGGAAACACCGTGCCCGGCGTGCCCGTATTGGCCACGGTGCGGAACAGCCCCAAGACCGGGTGCCAAAAGAACACCTGGGCATCGTTGAAGTTGTTGTACACCTCGTGGCGGCGCACCACCTGGGCACCGGCATCCTGCCCATAGGGCGAGGGTGTCAGCTCCGCATTGCAAGGGTCCAGCAGCAGCTTGGCATACGCCGCAACCGCGCTATTCCCTTCTCTCGGCCGGCGCGGCACGCGCGCCACCATCATCTTCTTCTGCTTCTTCTGCGCCATGGCAGTTTTCTTATTCTTGGCCATTTACTTTATTACTTATATAATGTATATACTGGACAGTGACTGTTTAGGCGACTTCTGGGCTTAACCCCCCAGTGGGCGTACCAGGCCGTTTCCTCCAGGCGTATAACGGCCAAACTGCCTTTCATCCATCTCCCCTTCCCTCTACTCCCAGTCGTCGGACCCTTCCGACAGCCAGGCCTCCTCCGCCAGGGCCTCGTGGAACTCGCGCATGGCGAGCCCATCGCGTCGCCTGGCCCTTCGGGAGGGACCTAGCCCTGCCGCCGAGTGAGCCGCTGCGCGCGACTCTTTGTTGGGCCCCCACCTAGCGGTGGGCGGGGGCCGGCCATCGTTGGCCATGGTGGCGGGGTGAGTGGGCGGCTTCGGCAACAGCAGCCGGGCCTGCACCGGCTCCAGCCGGCGCGCACGCACGGCCAGAGCCCGCGCCCCCAGCTGCTCCAGCGTCTCCCTCTCCTCCTCCTCCACCAAGTCCGCCCAGCTGGCCGGCTCCTCCTCCAGGCCCGCACGAATGCGGGACACTATGGCCCGGTGAGTCGTCTCGGGGTTCTGCCACAAGTGGCGAGGATCCTTTCTCAGCGCCCTCAACAGGCCTTTCAAAGAGGGCTCTAGCAGCTCGCCGAAGGGGTTGTCCTGGACTGCCCAGCGCATGCGCTCCGCGTCCACGCCACCCTCCGACTTCTCCCGCTTGAGTGCCCCCTGCACCAGCGTGCACACGTGCTCCACCAGCGCCTCGTGGGACTTGTCGAGGCAGGCCGGTGGCACCCCCATGTTGATAACGGTGCTGCCAAGCCTGAAGGCCTCCATGACGGCCACCTCGCCGCGGTCCTCCATCCACTTGAGGTTGGGGTATGGCAGCTGAGCCATCGCCCGCGGCACGTCCGCGTACACCAGCACCTCCCCGCCCCTAACGTGGAAGTAGTACCCCACGAAAAGGAACGGCTTGATCCTCAGTGCCTCCCTAATGGTCGGCACGGCGTGCGCATCGTGGTCCTCCAAGCGGACGGAAAAGCCCAGCCCCCTCCCCACGCTCTGAATGGCCTGGTCCAGGCGCTCTCGGTTCCTCACCCATGTCTCGATCCCCTCCATGGCGAGCAGCCGCTTGATCATCACGTCCATGAGCATGTCATTGACCTTGCTCTGGAGCGGAGCCCCAGAGGGCCCCGCGTGCTTCCACCGCCGCACCAGCGTACCAGCGACCACCACCAGACGCTCCCGCATGAGCGCGTACCACAGCTCTGCCGCCGCCCTATCGATCCGAGCAAGCTCATCCCTCAAAGCCGCATGCACCTCCGCCGTCACGGCGCTGTGCTGCGTCAGGTCAAAGTTGCTGCAGTCCAACGAGAACAGCACCACCCCCTCCGCGTCTCTGACAGCCACCCACGAGTCGTCGCCCACGTGGACGTACGCACGACCTGAGGCCTTCAGCTGGTCATCCAGCTGCGAAGCCAACCGGTCGGCGCCGCCTCGCACGAGCGACAGCCCGATTCCTGAGTGACCCTCAACGAGGATGGTCCTGGACAGCCTCTCCAGGGGCTGCGTCGCCACCTGCATGTTCAGCATCACCTGCCGAGGCAAGGCGTTGTAGAACCGCAAGCGGAAACTCTCAATCTTCTCGGCAGAGTAGAAGTCCGCCTTCGCCTTTCCACGGAACGCCACCCTCTCGGGCAGCGACTCTTCCAGCTCCCTGACCCACTTCCAAATGGCGTCAGGCCGACCCTCCAAGCGCTTCAGCTCGGCCCGCATCTGCACCGCCAGCGGGATGATCAGCTGTGGAGCTCCTTCCGTGCACCACTGCCCCAGCACCGGGAAGCCGTTATCCGACTTGGGATTGACAGAAATGCCGATCTGCCCGTCCTCAGGCACCAGCGGAAAGGCCTTCAAGGCCCCCACCGGCATCCCCCCCATACCGAGGCCACAATCCAGCAGGGCCTGCGAGGCCTCCGCCTTGGAGATGGGCTGTGGTGGGCGCACTCCGACCCGCGGGTAGGCTGCGGCAAGCCTACCCAGCGTCAGTTCCGTCCCGCCGTCCGCGAGGAAGCGGTCGCGCATGCGCGCTTCCACTGCCCCCCGCGTGAACGCACGGACCTCGGCCTCCTCGGGCATCCTCTCGTAAAAGCGATTGACTGCCCCCTTGCCGTCCCTGGTGCGCACGCGCAACACCAGCTTCCCCACCTTCGCCGTTGCCAGCTTCGGCTTCTCGGAGCTGAGTATCGACGCGTCCACCGTGAGGTCCTTCGGAACTTCGAAAGTCCGCACCTTCTCCATGTCCAGCCCCCTAAGCACCTCCTGAATCACCTCCACACTCCGCGCAGTCTTCTTCCTCTCGTCGTACGCCGCCGCGTCCCTCGGTACGAAGAACGCGTCGGGCGCGACTCGGAGCTCGCACTGTGCCTTGGAAAGAGGTTATTTCGGTGGGCGCGCCGGGTTGGACATGTCGATGTGCTCGCTCGGTCGTCGTTCGGCGGAATTCCAGCTGACTCTGGATAGAATAAAGGAACTGCCCCTGGACACGCGCAGTTGTACTCCTCC